AGTTATGGGAGATATTAGACATCAGTTAGTTATTGATAATCTAAAAGCAAAATATTCAAAAGGTCCAAAAAATAAAGCAGAGGCTACGCAAGAACTTGTGGAAATGTTTAGGTCTAGCACTATTGCCCCAGAGTTTGACATGATATCACAAATTCAAGTATTTGGTGAAAAAAAACCAAAAACTATTTCTGTAGGCCATAATCAAATGGTAAACTATTTTATGGATCAAGTTACTACAAATCCAAATGAGTTTGAATTTATACCCGGAACAGCGGGAGGATTTACCATGTTCAAGTATGTTTTAGATAGTAAGGGTAAACGAGTAAAAAATAAATCAGGTAAATACCAAATGGTTAAAATGGGTAAACTGTATATAAAAAGACAGGGACCATCATCACAAATTCAATCATACTTTTCTGAAGAAGGATTACAACATTTTACAACAGAAAGTCCTGATTACAAACAAGTAAATGATTCCTCTGAAATATTAATTAAGTTCTTACATGGTCAGAGAAAACTAATAGAGGATATTATCTATAGATTTCAGAAGTAGTTAAACCAGAAACTAGATTCCTTAGGGTATATACTTAATAACTCTTTTAGTTTTATTATTATATACTCTTTTTTTAATACTACATAATAGCTTAGTTTAGATAAAAACTGATCCTGAAAACTGGTGCAAGGAATAACACAAAGGATATCTTTTCTATCCTGTTGAAAGATTACTAATGGTATTTTATTACACTTCTTAGCATCTCTTTCTACTTGCGCTAAAGCATCCCGTATCAAAGACTTATCTGTAAATGTAGATCCTATGTTTTCTTTGTTGTATCCTTTTTTACATTCTAATACAAAATTAAAGTTCTTAGGGGTAATTAAGTCCCCATAGATCTGAAGATGCTGTGGTAAGTTGTGTGTGGTTGCAAATGCCCCCGACCCCGGCGTAGGAGCAAACTCTTCAGTTTGTAAATGTTCATTAAATATTTGTGCAATCTTTCGTTGGAAAGTATTACCTTTATTTTTGCTGTTCAATCGCTTCTTCTTATTCTTAACTAGTTTGCTTAGATCATATTCGTCTTGCATATTTTCTTATCCTTCCTGACTATTATAGGGGAAAGGTTTTCTTTTATGGAAACAAAACAACTCCCAATAACCGATTCAAATAATAAGCTGACCGTCAAATCAGCTAAAAAGTTTGAATCTTCAAGATTAATAAAAGTATCATTAGATAACTCAACCTCAAAAATTGAGTTTAAATCAGAAGGACATAAGAAAGGTCGCATGAAAATTACACTAAAGTTTGCCAAGGACGAGGCCGAAGGTTTTAACAACTTCTGTAAACTGGCGAAGCCCGATCATCTATCAAGTGATGATTTTGCTAAGTTCTTGTTTTACAAGGGAGTAGAAGCCTTGCAACAAGATTTTGCAAAGCGGATCGAACAGTTCCGTCAAGAAGATCCCGAAGGCTATGCTAAGATGCGTGCCGAAGTGGAAGCTCAACAAGGTCAATCCGAAGGCTCCGTTACAGTTGCTGAAGAAGCACCTAAACTATGATGGAACTGATTGAAATAAAAAATAGAAATCATCTATTCAAATCAATCAGGCAGATACAGGGGCAGAAAGATAAAAACGGTTTCGCTGTTTTCTTTAAGTCTCCTTGGGATGACAGATGTACTTACATCTTGGATCAATTACAAAAGCCCGGGAATGATGTGTTCTCGACAGTCTTTTTGATTGATTCCTTTGAGACTCCTGATCTTTTCACAGAAGTTGATAAGACCATCCCCTGCACATCAGTTCCAGTCTGCTACTTCTATGAGAATAGAAAAAGACTAAGAGAGTACAAGATATTCAAGGAAGTCTTACCTTCTAGAATTCTTTGGACTTTCGGGATTGACGAGAACGATTACTGACGAATCTTTGCGGATCTCAAAAAGGTCCGCAATTTTTTTATCATACTTCTTAGCCTTAGTGTAGACCAACCTAAGGTTATTAAGTATGACTGTTGTAAAGTAGTTAAAAGCACTTCCATGGTTGGGGTCAAAGTTTTTTAACTTCTTTATGATCAGCAGGAAACATTCTTGCTTGGCATCCTCCAGATCAACATTAAATTTAAATGACTCTAATATAGTTGATATTAGTAAATCAAACAAGGCCATCAATTCATCCTCGTATGGGTTTGGGCCTTTTTTCCGTTTTTTCTTATCGTACTTGAGGTATAATACGATCAACTCCTCAAAACGCTTGTTATCAAGATAATACTTACTCATAACCTATAATAGGTAACTAAAGTATGGTAGACCTTTTAGATCTCTATAAGAATAGAAAAAACTGCAATAATCCTGTCTGTCAAGGATGTTCTATTCTAGACAAGCCCAAGCCTATCCATGCTCATATGGACTACGCTAGAGCAGAGCAGACTGATGTTTTGTTCCTTATGGACTCACTCCGTTGGGGAGGGTTTGAGATTACCAACCTTTCCGATAAGGGTGAGGAGGCGGTCTTTAAGGGGTATGTTAATCCGATAATTAAAAAGTACGCTGTGGCTGCTGCAATCAAGTGCCCAGATGTTAAGGAGGAAGATATGTCCCCCTCTAACATGGAAATCTGCCGAAACCACTTACAGGCTACGGTAGATCAGTACAAGCCAAAGCTAATCTTTACTTGTGGCAACCTAGCCATGAAGATGCTTATTAAGAAGTCTGGCATTACTAACAAGCGTGGCAAGACTTTTGATTACAATGGTATCCCCGTCATCCCCATCCTGCACCCAGCCTCGGTATCCATTGAGCCAAAGCTCGTAACCCTCTTCCAGCAGGATATTCGTAACGGGTACAATAAGTATATCCTAAAGAAGGATAGCGAACTGATTGTGCCTTACGAGATCATAATGTCACTAGAACAGCTAGAGGAACTGTCCTTCTTATACGGACAGAAGGAAAACATTGCTGTAGACATTGAAACTACGGGCTTGGATTTCAAGAAGGATTCCATCATGACGATAGCTATCTCCTACAAGCAGGACGGAGAATTAAAGCAAGCCATCATTCCTTACATCCACAAAGAATCTCCGTTTTCCGTAGAAGACCGTAAGCAGGTGGCTATTATACTAAACAAGATCTTCAACAACCCCAATAACAAGAAGATTCTACAGAACGCTAAGTTCGACCTGAAGTTCTTGTATGGGCAGGGGATCACATTTACGAATGTGTGGGACACTAAGCTAGTATCTCACTTTATCCGTGAAGACGCACCCAAGTCGTTGATGGATCTTGTTAAGCAATACTTCCCCGAGTACCTGAAGGAGTTCTGATGTTAACCGTTAAGGATCCCAAGAAGCAGAACTGGGCTGAGATGTCTCTCACCGAGTTGGCTGAAGGTAATGCACAAGATGCATTCTTCACTTGGAAGATCTTCCACTTGTTGGAAGATCAGCTTAAGGAGTTAGAGCTACATCACCTGTACGAGAATCTAATTGCCCCCATGACCCCTGTATTTGCTGAAATCGAGTACAATGGTCTGGAAGTAGACTCAAGTACACTAGACAAACTTAATGCAGACCTTGAAGCTAAGATCACTGGTAAGCATCAGGACATCAAGGCTATCCCAGAAGTAGCTGCGGAAGACAATATGAATTCCTCGGCTGACTTGGTAGACATCCTATTCACACGGGAAGATAGTTTTCAACTGTATCCTCCTGTGAATACGGCAAAGGGGAAGCCATCAGTAAACTCAGAGTGTATAGAGATTTTGTTAGAGCAAATAGAAGATGAACTGGAGTCGAGATGAAGTATACATTGTTATTAACAGGTAAGATGCGTGCAGGGAAGGACGAGCTTGCAAAAATTATGATTAAGCTCGATCCTTCTCTGCGCCGCATGGCATTTGCAGATGAGTTGAAGAGACTGTCTGCCCAAGTCCTAGGCGTTCCTGTAGAAGATCTACATGATCCTGAAAAGAAAAAAATCTATAGAGAGAGACTAATTTTCGGGGGTAACCTTGTCCGTGCGATAGCTCCCCACACTTGGGCAGACCATATCTATTACAGTGATGAATATCAGCAAAATAATGTAATCATCACAGATGCTCGTTATCCAAACGAAATAGAGAATGGTAAGTTCTTTGCAGCTAACACTCACAGAAAAGTATTAGTTGTTCGGATCGAGGCATCTGATGAGATCCGTGAAGAAAGAGGAGCTAACCCCGAGTTTGAGAAAGATGTATCTGAGATATCTTTAGATTCATATCCATATGATGTTCGTATCCGTAATGAGGGTACGGTGGAAGAGCTAGAAAAACAAGCGGTTCGGCTCTATAATTACATCTATGGCAAGAACTGATCCTATCGCAGTCAGTAAGAGTGTAATCAGCAGCACCCCTACTGAGAAGCTAGAACGAGCACGCGACTTCTTGAACAAACTTCAAGAACTTCGTGGTCTAGAGAAGTTGCAGTCCACTTACATTGATGGCGTGGGGAAAGCCATCACATACAACGGTCATGATAAGGTGTACTACGACTTCCGATTCGATGGCACAGTTACAGGACGATTGTCTTGTGCTGCATATTCCGCTAAGGAGAATATGGGTGTGTCGTTCCACACTTTGCCTCGGACCAAGGATCCAAACATCCGTAGCCTATTCGTAGCCCCTAAGGATCACTACTTTATCGCTGCTGACTACTCAGCGATGGAACTTAGAATCTTGGCTCATGTGTGTAAAGACAAGAACTTAGTGCAAGCGTTCTTCTCTGGTCAAGACCTGCACAAGTACACAGCTTCGCTTATTTGGAAGAAGCCTATTGACCAGATCACTAAGGAAGAACGCCAGATCGCTAAGTCAGTTTCATTCTTGATCGTGTACGGCGGTAGCGAGTTCAAGCTGAGTAAGACTGTTAATATTGATATCGACGAGGCTAAAGACATCATTGATACTTATGGAACGGTTTATCCCGGCGTGTTTGCTTGGATGAATGAGGTCAAGGAATACATTAACAAAAACAAGTACGCCAAGAGTATTTTCGGTCGCCGTAGAAATCTAGACAATATCAGATCTCCTATCCCCAAGATCCGTTCTCGCTGCGAGCGTCAGGGTGTGAACTTCATTATTCAAAGCTCTGCATCAGAGATCACAACCTTCGCACTTCTAGATATTGCTCAAGAGTTCAAAGCACAAAACATGCAATCTCGTGTTGTTGCAAGCGTACACGACTCGATTGAAGTTGTTAGCCCTAAGGACGAGATTGATGAAGCTCTTATGATTATGAATCATAAAATGACACAATACCCCTACCTCCGTAAGGTCATGGGGTTTAATTGTGCAGTACCTATGGCTATTGAGGTAGAAGTAGGAACTTCCTTCGGTGGCGGTGTAGATGTAAAGTTTAACAAGAGTGGCGGTGTCGCCAATATCAAGGAGATTAAGAATGTCATTGTCGGCTGAAAACCCTAATAGAAGTTATTTCCTCAACGATGGTATTGGATTTATTTCAATCGTAGATAGAATGAAGAATGATGCTGCATTGAAAGTAGTAAACGCAGCACGCATTAGTTATTCTAAAGTACGGTACGAGATGGAAGAGAAGGATATTAATTTAGTTAAGTTCCTTCTTGCACACTCGCATACATCTCCCTTCCGTCATAGCTACTATACCTTCCATATTAAGGCTCCCCTGTTTACACTCCGTCAATGGATAAAGTATCAGGTAGGCAGTACTTGGAGAAAATACGAAGTTGACGGGAACCCTGTGTCTGTAGAGATGTTTGATCTGATGTACGATACAGACAAGGGATGCTCGTGGAATGAGGTGAGCGGTCGGTACGCTCCATTCAAGCCTGAGTTCTATATCCCGATGATGATGCGTGCAAATCCTCCTCACGGGAATAAGCAGGCTAGTGTTGTGCTTGGGTCAGACTTCGATCACTCAGCAGCTAGAATTAAGATGTTTAATGAGTGCGAAGCTGCCTACAAAGCATATGAGGAAAGAATTGAATCAGGTATTGCCAAGGAGATCGCCCGTATGATGCTTCCTCAAAACATCTACACAGAGGCGTATTGGACTGTGAGCTTGCAGGGGGTACTACACTTCTTGCAGCAACGACTACACCCCGATGCCCAGTTCGAGATTCAGCGTGCAGCAAATTCTATATACACTCTCGTCTGTCCTGACCTAAACAGAATGGAAATAACTAAGTCGTCTATCCTAGGAGGTGAAACAAATGCGTGATCCCCAAATGCTAATTTTTGGCGACCTGCACCTTCGGGATGATATTCCGGGTTACCTAGATGCACAATGTGCATTTATCGAGAAAACGATAAAAGATTTCAACGAGATATGTCCTATTAATTATCCTAAGGTTGTATTTCTAGGAGACATCTTCGATAAAAGAAATCCTAGCATAAAAGTTATGCTTGCATTAAAAGCTCTTTTAAGCAAGTTACATGCTGATGTTTTTATTGTAAGAGGAAATCACGATGCAGTATCCAAGGCTGATGATGGTCTTACTGCATTGTCATTGTTTGAATCGAAGTATGCTAAGGTTTGCACAGATAAACCTATGTCGTTTCCGCTGAAAATAAGTCTTGAACCTGAAGATAGAGGTTTGGGCATTTTAATCCCACACTATGAAAATGAAGAAACTATTAAGAATCACCTTGCTAGCATTGATGATAAAAGGGCCGTTGTATTTGGTCACTTTGGTTACCATGGGAGCCTTAACAGTGCTGGGGATAATGACTTCCGTATTCCTCTTGAGTGCTTTGATAACCTTACTTTTCTTGGACACATTCATCACTACTCAGCAAAAGATAAAGTGGTAGTTGTTGGAACTCCATACACTACATCATTCCAAGAAGCAGGGAAGCCAAACTATGTTATTCACTACAAGTTTAAAAACAGGAGAAGCTATTGGAAGGCTATCCCTGCTGTCGGAGGTCCCAAGCATCATGTTTGCAAGCTAGAAGATCTACCATCTCTTAATCTGAGTGAGGAGAACTTTAACTTAGTTCGTGTTATTGCTAATCCTTTGAAGGAGGGCAACGACCTTGATTTGATCAGCAAGATCAGATCTGATTACCCACTAATTAATTGGGTAGATTTAAGATTTGATAGCAAGGTAGATGTGAAGAAGGAAATTAGCTACTACCGCCCTGAGCGGCAATTGTTCAATATAAATGAAGCTATTATAGAGGACTACATTGATAGTAGTGTCACCCCGTTAGATAAGCAAGATTTACTAAACGGACTCAAAGAGCTAAATGAAGATCAATAAGATAAAAATAAATAACTTCTATAGTTTCCATGATGTGGAACTAAAGTTCGATGATTACTCTGGTCTAGTGTTGATTGAGGGTAAAAACAAAGATACTGGTGGGAGTAATGGATCTGGCAAAAGCTCGCTCATTGAAGCAGTAGTCTGGGGTCTCTTTGGTAAGACTGTCCGTAAGTCTACTGAAGAGGCTATGATTAATTTTACCAATAAGAAGAACTGCACAGTAGAGCTTCTTATTAATGGTAATGTAAAAATCATAAGAACAAGACGGCCAACCTTCTTGGAGTTCTTTGTAGGTGACAAGAACTTCACACAGGAGTCCGTTGCTGCTACACAAGAGAAGATTGAACAATATCTCAATACCAACTACAAGCTCTTCCTTGCTAGCATGGTGTTCGGCCAGAATAACAATTTAGATTTTGTGTCAGCTACTCCCGAAGAGAAGCGCACGATCATCAAGAACTTCTTAAACCTTGATGAGTTATTCGACAAGCGGGAACTAATTAAAACTCGTAAAGCAGAATACTCAACGCAGATAAAAAGTATAGACGCTCTAATCAAAGAGTACACTGCGATAGTGAATAAGGTAGACTCAACGATTAAAGAGATTGAACATGGGGAAGTAAAGTTCCTTTCTGAAAATCGAGTAACCGAAGAGATGCTTACCAAGTATTCCCTAGGAGAAATCCTAGAGGTAGAGAATAACATTAAAACGCAAGAAGAAGCACTCAAGGTTATTTATCAGAACATTCGCCAATGTGAAGATAACATCATTCTTTATGAGAAGCGACTAGACGAAGCCAAGAGTGATAAGCCTGTGCTTTGTAAGCATTGTGGTGTATCATCTAAACGAGAAATATCTAAACAAGATCTAAAGACCTTAAAAGATAAAATAAAAGATTTAGATGATGAACTAGGTAAGAAAAATGCTAATAGAGTATCCTTGGAGAGTACCATTGTCTCCTTAAAAGCTCTGTTGCCTATTAGATCTAATCAATACAAATTAATTTCTGATTGGAAAGAATTACACTCCAAGAAGGATTATTTGTTAAAAGATCGTAAAACAGCGGAGGAGAAATTAACTTCTTTAGCTGGTGAAAGAGTGCAGTCTACCAAGAAGTATGAAGTAATGCGATTCTGGGAAGTTGCATTTTCAGAACAGGGGTTGGTTAAGTACATCATTAGAAACATCATTGATTACTTTAACGATAGCTGCAACCAACACCTAACTCATTTAACAGCAGGCAAGTACAGAATTCAATTTAATGAGGTACTAGAAGAAACAGTATACATTGGTGGCAAGGAAACTAAGTTCTCCTCCCTATCAGGCGGAGAGGTAAAAAAGATAAATATCGCAGTGCTATTAGGGCTTCAAAGTCTTTTGGCATTGACGGATAAGGACTTATCAGATATCATCTTCTTTGATGAAATTGCTGAAAGTTTGGATACGGAGTCTCTCCACGGACTCTATATATTACTACAGAATCTAAAGAAAACTAAGACTTTATTTATAATTACACACAATAATGATCTTAAAAATTTGATAGATGCTCCGACTATAATTACAGTCACCAAGAAGAATGGTGTATCTACAATAGGTAATCAGAAAGTAAAGAAGAAACAAAATGTCAATAGCTAAGTTAACAGGACTAGGTCAAGAAATATTTGAGAAGCGTTATGCATACCCCGGCGAAAAAAATTGGTCCGAGCGTGCGAGAGTTATCGCAAAGACTGCTGCTGGTGCAGAGCGTGATGAGGATAAGGAAAGAGTTGAGCAAAGGTTCTACGAAGCCCTATCATCAGGCGACCTAGTTCCCGGTGGTAGAATCATTTACGGCTCTGGCCGTAACGCTGGTCGCCAAAACCTACTCAACTGCTATGTGATCAACCCACAAGACTCGGTTGAATCCATCGGCAAAACCATTCAGGATATGTACAAGATCTCTTGTGCAGGTGGTGGTATCGGGTTCAATTTCTCTGATATTCGCCCCAAGGGTGACCACATTCAGCAGCAGAAGAACTCTGCCCCCGGTTCAGTCTCTGTTATGCGTATGCTAAACGAGATAGGTAACCATGTTCGTGCAGGCAAGAATCGTCGCACAGCATTGATTGCTATCTTGAATGTTACACACCCTGACCTACTAGAGTTCCTCCATGTTAAGCTAGACATGAAGGAGTTGAATAACTTTAACATCTCGGTAGGTATTACTGATCGTTTCATTGAAGCGTGCAAGAATAATGAAGATTGGTATTTTACCTTTGCAAACCGTAAGTATCAAATCTATACAGTCAATCGTGTAAATGAAGCGCACCCAACTCCAGCTACAATTGAGGTAGTTGCTAACTCAGCAGAGGATGCTATTTCTCGTGCTAAGGAACAGTACAAGATTCACTTCACGGACGACTTTACATCTGCTGAAATTAAGCCATTGAAGGCTCGTGAGCTTTGGGATATGATTTGGGAGAACTCAGTTAAGTCTGGAGATCCCGGCATATTCAATCTAGATCTAGCTAATCGTCATACGAATGTATCTTACTTTGAGGAGATGCGTTCAACCAACCCATGCGGTGAAATTCCACTACCTAACTATGGAAACTGCTGCCTAGGTAACATTAACTTAGCTAACATGGTTACTGACGGTGAGTTTGACTGGAAGAAGTTTGCTCACACAGTCCGCACTGGCATTCAGTTCCTAGACAATATTCTAGAAGTAAATTACTTCCCAACTCCTGAGTGCAGAGAAGTAGGTCATCGTTCACGCCGTATCGGTCTTGGTGTTCTTGGTTATCATTACATGCTAATCAAACTCGGAATCCGTTATGGTAGTGAGAAGTGTATCGAACTAACTGAGCGTATTGCGATGGCTATGCGGGACATTGCATATATAAAGTCTGCTTATCTTGCAAGAGATAAGGGTGCTTTCCCTGCATTTGATAGAAAGAAATATCTAGATGAAGGATTTGCAAGAACTTTACCTGCCCGTATCCGACTTCTTGTTAAGGAGCATGGCATTCGTAACGCTGTTATGCTTACTATTCCCCCTACTGGCACTATCTCTATGCTATGGGGTGTGTCAAGTGGCATCGAGCCTATGTTTGCTCCTATTTACATTCGTAGATACCGGGATGCAAATGTGTGGAAGGAAGTTATCGTGGTTGATCCTCTACTCCGTGAATACTTTGATTCAGGCAAGTCAATCGAAGGATTCGTAGGGGCATACGACATAACTCCTGAACAACACCTAGCTGTACAGGCTGCTTGGCAGAAGTATATTGATTCTTCAATCAGCAAGACAATTAACTTGCCAAAGCATGCAGAAGCTGCCGAACTTAGCACCGTAGCTTTGGATTATGTTGAGTATCTAAAAGGACTTACCATTTATCGTGCAGGATCAAAAGGCAATGAGCCTTTGGAAGCCGTACCCATGACACCAGAAAACATCGCTAAGTATGTTGGTGATCGTTCAGTAGAGACAGGCATGGCTGATGGTGGTGCTTGCTCTCTGAATGGTGGGGACTGCGGAGCTTGATATGCCGACATACGAGTTTAGCTGTCACAAGTGTGAACTAATTTTCGAGCACATATATCAATCCGTACCAAAGAATATTCCTAAAAAGAAAAAGTGTCCTGAATGTGGAAAACTTGCAGAGAAGATGATTTCGGCTGGAGTTTTCCACATGAAGGGAATGCCTTACAGGTTAGGAAAAACTGAGGTCACTGCCTTCTATAATGAGGCCATACGGGATAGCAAGGAGCGACTCAATGTTGATAACACACCTAGCCCGTACAGAAGATATGTTCCTACACAAAACGCTGTAAAAAGTGGTATGATGCGTGTAATGTCAGAATCTGAGATTAGCAGGAAACAATCCCTTACCCATAAGGTAGGGGAGAACATCAATAACATCAAAGACAAACTGGTTAAGAAAAAGAAAAATGTATAATTTCGCAGAATCAATCCAACGAGGCATTTTGTATCTAGTGAAGTCTAACCGAGACTTCTACCTAGAGATTGTGAACCTCGTAAAGCCTGAGTACTTCGAAGCCAAGATCCATTCTCAGATTTATACCATCGTAACTGAATATTACGAGAAGTATAAGGAAATTCCAACTGATGATTTGATCATTGAAGAGGCCAAGAAGTTTAAGCGGCAGGGGCAGGATCTATCTGATTACGCTGATGAACTAGAGTTTATCAACAAGTTGGATGTCCAGTCGATTGGTCACCAGCAATATTATCTTGATATCATTGAAAACTTCGCCAAACGGGAAGCAATGAAGGGTGCGATTGTAGATTCGTTAACCCTGATTAAGGAAGATAAGTTTGGTGAGGTAGAAGATCGTGTTCGTCAGGCATTGATGATTTCTCGATCTGTTGATAACGGTCAGGTTTATTTTGATGATTTACAGGACCGTTGGGATCGCACATATAATGTTGCAAAGAGAGACTCATTCAAGACTATTTTGCGCTCCCTGAATCGTAACATGGAGGGTGGATCTATGCGAAAGGAGCTATGTATGGTTGTGGCTCCTGCTGGTGTAGGTAAGTCCTTATACCTTGTGAATCAAGGAGTTACCTCTTTGATGGAGAACCGCAAGGTTTTGTATGTATCTCTAGAAATGAGTGAGGATCGTCTTGCACAGCGGTTCGACTCTGTAATGACTTTGTTGCCTCAGTCCCGTCTAAAGGACTATACAGGCGAAGTTAAGGAACGCTTGGATATCTTCTGCAAGGAATTCCCTGATGGTAAGTTGGTAATCAAGGAATTCCCAACGGGTCGTGCTAATGTTAATAACATTAGAGCACTTCTTAATCAGCTAAAGAACTATGAAAACTTTACCCCTGATGTTCTCATTGTTGATTATCTTGAGTTACTACGCCCTATTGCTGAAGGTATGCCTGAATACCAAGCACAGGAAAGGATCGCGCAAGAGCTTCGTGGACTTGCTGTAGAGCATAATATCCTAGTCTGGACGGCCACACAAACAAACCGTGCTGGTCGCAGGGCAGAGATTATTACAGATGCCGAAATGGCAGACAGCTACGGTAAGGTTCGTCCTTGTGATTTCGTGGTTAGTTTAAACCAGAACGAGGAAGAGTACGAAGATGGCAGAATAAGGGTTTATGTCATTAAGTCTCGTAACGCTCGTAAGGGATTTATCGTACCTTTAGATGTGGACTATAATACTCTTAGAATGACGGAAGGAGTCATGGAACAAAATGAAGCGGAAGCCTGATCATCTTATGAACCAAATAATTGACGCTAAAATTACCCATGTGGATGCTGGGTGGGCTAAGTTTCAATTAAAATTTACTAATGACATCCCATGTTCTCCTGACGAATGTGCTGGGTTTACAAACTTAAACTCATACATAATCTATGTCGATGATAGATTGCCTAGTGAATACTTTAGAGAAGTCCTGCTCCACGAGATGACACATTTGATGATGGAAATCTCTGGATACACAGATCCTGATGAGGACAAAGAATTTAATCCAACCAACGAACAGCTAACAACTAATTTAAGCAGGAGTCTCCTATTATTGATGAGGCTCAATCCCAAACTGTTTAAAATACTAGTGGACACACAATGAAGTCTGAAATTATAAAGAACATCGCAGACAAGCTCGACATGGAACTCTATATCAGCCTATGCGATAATCTAACTTTGATAGACAAACATCAAGTTGATCATGAACTGGAGCGTCAATCTTCTATTTATGCGTACTATGCTGGAGCCATGGTACTTGTAAAACAGAAGATGGATTCCGTAGAAGTACAAATAGAACAAAAGTCTGCACAAGTACGCCTTGCTGCTGTAGATGGTGCAGATAAAAAGATCACGGATAAAAACCTAGAGGCAATCGTTTCAGCAGACCCTGAGATTTTTGTACTCAAACAGGACTATAACAACCTCACAACACGCTACTCCCTCTTGAAGTCGCTAGTGACTGCTCTCGACCACAAGAAGGATATGCTAATTCAACTGTCTAGTAACCAAAGAGCAGAAACCAAGCTATACGCTAAGTAACGGAGAAAACTAACATGGGAAAAGTAGATCTAGATGCGCTTCGTAAGAAGCATGAAGCCCTTCAGTCAGGTAAGACGGGCGGTGGCGGTCAGGACTTCCTCAAGAACTTTGTTCAGCTAGAGGAAGGTACAACAACTCTTCGCATTCTTCCCCCTAAGGGCGAGAACGATCCTTTGTTCTATGCGGAGACTAAGATTCACCGCATCGGAGAGGGTGAGAATGTAAAGAACTTCCATTGCCGTAAGGTACACAATGAAAAGTGTCCTCTCTGTGATGCCTACTATAAGTTGTGGGATTACAGCAAGAAGACTGGCAAGGATGGCAAGGATCAGTATGCGACTCTCGCTCGCTTGATCAAGCCTCGTGAACGCTACTACTTGAATGTAGCTGTCCGTCCTGCTAACGAGGTCAAGATTCTTTCAATCGGTCAGATCGTCTTTAAGAAGATCTTGAATACGATGATGGATCCTGACTACGGTGATATCACCGACTTGAAGACTGGATACGATTTCAAGATCGTAAAGGAAATGGACGGCGGGTTCCCGAAGTACGACCAATCTAGCCCTCGTCCCAAGTCATCTCCAGCAGGAACAGGTCAGGAGATCGCTGCCTTCATGGAATCACTCCATGATATTCACGCACTAGTCAAGTTGGAAGACTTTGAAGAAATGCGTAAGAGCGCAGACATCCTGCTTGCTGAGATTGGTATTGCTTCACTCTCACCCAGAGTTGTGTCTTCTCCAGCAGAAGGTAACGATGACGGTGATTATTTATCAAAACTAAAAGGATGATTATGATTAAAAACTTTATACTAGGTGTGGTACTTTCGCTAGGTTTAGCTTCCTGTCCCGGATTTACATTCGGAGGGGGCAACACCGAGGATCCTGTAGCACCTCTAGTTATCACAGAGACAAGTAATGTTACGCCCGAATCACTAGAGAGTAAACAATCTGTAGTGATTCCTATTGAGACTCTTGGTGGTGATGTAGGTGATGCCCTTAAGCTCGAATTTGAGAAGCGTGGTACTCAACCTGTAATCACTACAAAGGATCATCTCAAGGATACCCCGGGCGCAATGGTTGTAACCTTAGATGCAAACGCAACGCAAGAAATTCTATCCCCGAGTGTGGTTAGTTTGATTGCAAATGTGTTTGGGTCTACGATTCCGGGATCAGCACCATGGATGCAGCTACTTGTTGTGGTTCTACCCTTCCTGTCTAGTAGATTCCGCAAACACACCGTTACAGCAGCCAAGCGTGTAATTCCCGGTGTTGAAGGGCCTAACCATGATGGTAAGATTCCCAACTTGGATGACTTGCGTGAAGCTCTCATTGACTTGAGCAAGGCTGTCACACTAGCTCCCAAGGAATCTGGTGATGTGATTACTCAACAAAAATCACAGCAAATCAACGGCTAATTTAAGTTAGAAAGACTATTATGGATGAGAGGCTAATACCCTCTCATCTTTTTTTATGCACAAAGAAATACTTAACGATACATATTCAATTGATTTTTGGAAATCACAACAAGGATTTCCGGGGCTAAACAGACCACTACGAATCGCTGTGGCACTACCAAACAAAGGTGGTTGTGCTTATTACCGTGCGATAGT